CTGTGTTCCTATCCCCTGTGTTCATATCCACTCCTTTTAAATATCATTTAATCCTCTCTGGGATATGTTTATTATCCCATATTATCTCATAATCTTTATTTAATTCTTTTACTTTTATTAGTTTTATGATTTTGCCTGATTGTGTTATTCCAACATCTGTATCATCTATATACTTTTCTTCTTTCTTATTCCAAATTCTAAACATTGCGACCTCCTTGCATCACGCCGCATATTGTAAATTCTCATTATTAAAATACCTATATAATATTATACTCGGAATTTCGGGTTTCTGTAAGTGTTTAATCATTTTTTCTGTTTTATCTTTGCTCCAAATATATAAACGTATTCTGGTCTTCCCGTCTCCAAATTTCATTTCATCTACACCGTTTATATATAATCGACAAGTCACGCCTGTTCTTGATATTAAAGCTAAAGTACCAATGTATTTATCGAACATATCTTTGTTCGTTAGCCCTATTGCTTCTAACCCATAACCATTTTTAACATAAGGTTTGTAAATAAAATCTACTGGTAAATGTATTTCCAGCATCTCGACTTCTTGACGTTGTCGAGCAAATAAAAACCTCATGAGCAATGCTCTATATTCGCAATAATGACATTGTTCGTAGTACATACCAGTCAAGACTATTCTAGTAGTCCCTTCTGCGAATTTGGTTTGATAGTTATAAGACAAGCAGTCAAAAACATCTAACAAGAATATGATTCCCTGCCTAGCATTAAATATAAAATAATTTTCTGCGTCTATCTTCTGATAGTTATAATCCCATATACTTAATACAACCAACCTTTTCAAATCTCTAGACAATCCCGTTTTGTCAAAGTATTTTTGAGCGTATACAATAAAAAAATTAGTTAGTATTTTAGTCTTCTCAATCTCGGGATATTCAACAGTGGAAAAGTCATCTATATCACAATAATCTTTTTCGGATGGTAGCAAATTACTCGGGGTAGGACTTTGAAACTTATTCAACGGATTCTTTGCTAAAACATAATAAAATATCTCTTTAAACCTTGATTGTAATTCTTTTTTATAAAACTCTTCTGCTAAAAAAACCCGAACTTGATATTCAAGTTTTTCTTTATTATGCCAAGAAAACATACTTGAATTGCTAAGTGATAAAGCTGTTGTCGTAATAGTTACTAATAGTAATATACTTAATATTATCTTCTTCACTCTTTACCCCATATAGCCTACCATAATCCAACCACAATGCAAACAGCTACACCCACCAAGGCTACTAATAAAGCTCCGCATACTATGTTATTTATCTTTGATAGTTCTTGTATCATCTAATCCTCCAAATATATCTACACATTCATCGCAACGAAGAAATGGTAAATTCTTTTCAGAATAGTTATAATAAAGATCATAACCCATTAATTTACAATGCTCACATTCTCCATCAAAATAGACACACTCTTCTTTATCACAATAGTCCCCTTTAAATTTAACTTGTGATCTAACTATGCGATATAACCTATCTTTCTTAGTTTGCTCAATCTTTTCTTTTAATTCCATCTAATCCTCCTGTAAATTATGATATTATAACCAATATAATTAACGGAATAATAATCATCAACACTTGGACTATAATATTTTCAAACATTAATGACATAACAAATGATAACAAATTAATATTTGATAGCACATTTAAAACTAACAAAATTAAACCTATGCTACTTATTAAAACTAATATTCCACTTATATATGTTTTTATATTTTACTCCTGTTTTAATGTTGTACTTTAAAATGGTATCTCTTCGTTTACACAGACCACCCCTATTCCTTCTGGTATATATAACAACAGAGGCTAGAGACAACCTTTAAATCAGTACATTAAGTTTAATTTAATTAGCTATGTGTATACCCTTCTGTTTCGTCTTGCGAGTAACGCAGTATTTATATACACTTGAGTCCATTTTCGAGATACTTTTTAAAGTACATACCAATTAAGTCGGGGAGCGTAGGGTGGTGGACGCTTAATCCCCTCTAAACTGCTAATTTACGGCTTTTTAGTGTTATAGAAATTCTATAACGGAAGACAACGGTTAACTTCCACTTAAACTTATTATACGTCTTGGTTTTTGGATTTATAAAAAGAGTGCTGAGTAGAATTGTACATAAATAAACTTTATAACAATTTCGCCCATTGAGTGTGAGTTTTACCCCAGCACTCTTTCAAGATGGTTTTGCCTATTTATGTATCTATACTCCTCACACTCACCCCCATTATATCAAAGAACATCAAAAAAGTCTATATATATATTCTTATCATTCTTACCATTCTCTTTATTATTGCTGTTCCTGTTTTATCTATTTAAAGCTTTGTCTATTAATTTATTTACAATTTCGTACAAACTGTCATATTCTGCCATTTTAAATAAATTAACTACTCTTAGCGGTATTATTACGCTTTGAAATATACTGCATTCGCTGTAAGGTATTAATAATTTTTCTTTTAATCTTGTTATCTCTCCATTTTTAATAAAATCTACTTCAAATTTAATTGCTATAAAATTTATATTATCTTCCAAATAAATAGAATCTACTTTATAAATATTGTTTTGAAATTCACAATAATAATTTGACATATCAAATTTATCATTATTACTTGGTTTGTTTGATAACATACTTTCAATTTCAGATAAAACAGAATTTGAATATAATTTTTTTCCGCTCAATATTAATTCAGTAATTATTAAATCTATCTGCTCTTCTGTCTGATCTTGACATAATTGACTCCAAGACTTATGATCAATTTTTAAATCTAAATTTTTCAATCGCTCTAAACATAATTCATACATTTCTTAATACTCCATTTTCTTTAAGATTTTTTTGCAAAATTTGCCATCTTTGCAAAATTTCAAATTCACTCATTAACGAATACTTCTTTCTTGATACCTCTGTATATTCTACTAACTCGTTGATTTTATTAATCAATTCTGGATTATCACTAAACTTTTCCTTTGTTTCAATAGCTGTATAGTAACATTTTGGGTTGATTGCCCTTAAATCGCCTAAAACGGCTGTTATAGCCCATTTAATTAATTTCCTATAGTCTGACCCCATACAAGCCTTTTTATTGCCTTGTGCCACCTTTTCGAGCTTCCACGCATTAAGCTTTTCAATAGCTCGATCTATTACAGTCTTGCCATGCTGTTTAATTAGCTTCTCATATTCAATCTCTGTCATATAAATAAACTCTTCATACTTTATCTTTTTATCTATGTCTTTGTAGAATTTTTCAAATTCGTTTTGTTTGCATATATATATATCTTTCTTTACATTTACATTTTCATTCTTATTGTTATTTACATTGTTATTGTTATTGTTATTGTTATTAGGGGTTAGCTTGGGGTTAGCTTGGGGTTCTTTTGGGGTTATAGGTCTCCCCCCAAGTTTACCATATTTTGCTCCTTTTGTTCCATTTTTAAAGCGTTTTATGTTTGCATCTAGTTGAGGTTTAATAAGAATGAAAATAGACTTACTTAAACCCTCTATCTCTATTTCATTGAAATTAAGTGAATATTCGAATACTGCATTGTAGACTTTTATTTGTACATTTTCAGGAAGTTCTTTTATTGATTCAAAGAAACTTCTGTAAAAAATCATAGAGTCTCTCATATGTTCTCCAAATAAAATAAGCGTATTGGCACGGACGTTAGCTAAAGATAGCAAGATACGACCAGATAACTGGCAACCAATACGCTCAAATTGTTTAATTGTTTAATTGTTGATTCTCTCATTTTAACGTCCGCTTATTAAAATTTATATTCTTTATTATATGATGAATAATTAATTTTGTCTAGTCTTTTTTTTGTAATTTAAACTTCACTTATCCATCCCAAGATTTATATTTTATGCTTCTTTATACCCAAATCTATCTGCCTCTGGTATTACTATTCCCAAATTAGTACTCGCCCACATGATACAAGCGTCAATATATATGCTTGTGTCTGCCTTGTCTCCCTTTTCATTGCCTACTGATTTGTATTTTTTAACATTCATCATATTTTCCTTGATCTTTATCTCTCGTAAATCATAATATCCAAGCTCATCTTTCATTAGTATGTGTATGTCATTTAAATCTTGATAATGGTCGTTGCCTAGCTCATACAAGCCTTTCTTTATTGCAGGTAACACAACCGCCCAATAATAGCCTCTCTGTTGATCTGAGGGCTGTTTACCTGCTTTCTTGAGTTCTAAGCAAACATCTTGAGACATAAGCATTTCTTTTAACTGAGTTCTCATATTCTCGTAGATTGCTTTCATTGCTGGTTTGCTGTCTCTGTAAAAAAAGTATTTAAATTTTTCCATTATTTACCTTCCATAAAGTTTTTCATTTTTTCATTTTTTCTTTTATCTGTTTTATTCCAGTTATAAACCCTGTTTTAAGCTTTGCAAACTTAGCAACATCAGGTAAAAACCTTTCTACATATATTGACCTCGAGTAATTAGGATTATAAGCCACAAAATCCCACCATTCTCGCCCTGTGATTAATAGATTCATTTGTATTTGCCAGATATAAGTTGACTCTATTTTGTCGTACAGAATCAGTTTAGAATACACCTTGTTGTTTAAAGATTTAATTTCTATCCCTCCGCAATTATCCACAAGTCCATCAGGCGAACAACCTATAAATTCCGAGTCTTCAATAAACCCTACCTCTTCTACTTTATTCCCCGTCTCAAGTTCATATATACACCTTGCTTCTGCTTCTAATTCGTTCCCTCTTGCCATGTCTGCATTAGTATATTTAACCTCTTTTGTTGTTTCATGATATTCGGCCATTATTTCATCAGTGTAAGTTTCCAACCCTTTCCCATAATTAGCAATTGCTTGAGCATGAGAAGCTGTTAATTTAAGTTGTCTTAATCCAAACCATTCAGGTGATCCCTGTGAAATATCGTTATATATTTTCATTTTCTAGTTCCTTCTTTTTTATTGATATGTATTTATTAAAAGCTGTTGTGTTTTTTACTTTAGCTTTGTATTTATTGTATAATTTCGTTAAGTCTGCAATATTATTAGCCTCATCAAGAGATTGTTTTATCTCTAATTCTAAGTCTAACGGATTATCAACATTATAATTCTGGTTATCTTCAATCTCTATCGATGTAAATATATCAGCGTAATGCAATTTACAAGCTTTCTTGATTAGTGTCTTCTTACACATTTCAACAAACCATGATCGCCATATATAATCTGTCTTTGCAACCTTTCTATGCTTTTCAAAATCATCAAGTTTAAGTGTGGTTATAAACTCGCCTCTCTTGTTCTTAATAATACAATAGCCGCCAACTATCCCTGCTTCTATTCTCTTGAATGGATCACTTAATATATGCTTATATTCGACCTTGCCATTTTCCTTTGTGCATGAAAACTCATCGTCAATATATACTAATTCCACATCAATGACAGTCTCAGGATAAGACAACAACATTTTATTCTTATATGCTATATAATCGTATGTTATCCCTGTTTTCTGTAGCGTTATATGTTCTCCGTCAAACATTAACCCTTGAGAATTAACTCGTTCAAAAAGCTTTGCCATCTCTTCTTCTTGTCTGTTTTGAATCCATGCATTTTTTATTAAATGTGTCTTACGATCTTTTGCCAAGCATAAACCTACAATATAAGAAGTAAACTTTTCAACGTCTTCTTTTTTATAAACTTTTAATAATTCAATTATTTTACTTTTATTCATTGAAACCCTCCTTCGATAAAGCCATATAATCAGGTTCGATCTCATAACAAAAACTAACCTCGCATAGATCATCTTTCGTTTGTATCTCGAAATGAAATTTATTGTCTAATCCCATGTAATAGTTTTCTATCCATACCCATACATTATTATTATTAAATAGATGTAGCTTATCATCATTCTCAAGTCTAAGCGTGATATCCTGTTTCTTGCATATCTCGCCATCGATCTCAACGTCATAGTCGGGATCACTAATAATCTTGATGTCTTCTGATTGTAACTTGTTTGTAACCACCTTGTTAGTCTCCTTGAATAACTCTATTGCAAACTCAAACTGCTCATGTAATTGTGTGTTCATAATTACCTCCATTTAATTTATTATAATTATACCACGCTTTTGGTATAATGTCAACCTTTTATCCTTTTATTATATTTTTTCATTTTGGTTGATTGTCGACGTGCAATACACTCTGGGTCAGTGCAACATCGTCTATTAATTGTGTTTTGCAAATAAGTATTACCGCAATCTTTGTAATATCTACATTTATACCATTTTCCTAATTTATGTTTCATCTTCTTCGTCTCCCTTCTAAAATTTCATTACTCATTAAATATTGTGATATCTCCAGCCTTAATCTATAAGAATCTGTTATATGATAATACATCATTAATATATCTATATCATCAATCAGTTTTGGATTTTCATAGTCTGTCAAATAAATTGATGGGTCGTGATCTGCCCACATAGGAGCTATGGTTATTATACACGCTCCTAATACCCATGTAATTGTAGCAAGTATTATTGTTATTTCAATTATTATTGTTATATTTCGTATTAGTTCTTTAAGCCAATTTTTCATATAAACACCACCATAAATACTATAAACATAATTCCACAAATAGTTAGAAAAATAACAGATAGTGTATTCTCTACTGCTGGCATATCATCTAAGTCTCTATATAACTCCACAAGCCCCTTTAAAACCTTGTTTGCAATACATCGCCCCTTGAATAATACCCAAGGGTCATTTCTCATTTCATACCTCCATGCAATGATGCTAGTATCAAGCACCCTATGATTAATAATATAAAATTAACACAATTGTGTTTCCATTTGTCCCACGAATCCTTTCTTCTCATCTGTTCAATACTCCTATTTATCATTATACCTCTTTATATTTGACTAATAGAATATCAACAAAAGATGAGCCATTTTGTTTAAAAATTACTTTGATAAAACCTTCATCATCAAGTCTTGCCCCATTCATTCGCAATTTAAATAATCTATCAAGCATTGCAGATTCTTTTTCATTCCAGAAGATACTGTCATTTAATTTTTTACTTATATCTTTTAAAATATGTCCAATTGGAATCATAACCCATTCATATTTATATAATTTATTTTCGCCATTCATTTCTGAAAACAACTCTTTAATTTCAAAATCACTACAATACAAAAGATTAAGTTCTTGACCGTCTTTGATTTTAGATGTATTATGTTGGGTGTTCATTTTTACATACCTCCTTTGTGGGGTTTGAGGCTCGGTCTTAATTGATCGAGCCTTTTTTATTTATAATCTGCCTTAAGGTGCTTGTCTTACGAATCAAGTCTTACCCTTTGTTACTATAATTATACCACACTTTCAGTATAATGTCAACCCCTAAAAATAGCGGAGGGTAAGCTCCGCTTGAAAAAGCCTTGATTCTAAAGGTTTTTTTACATAAAATTATAATAAATTTATTATTGAAATGTATGTTTCTAGTGGTTGATTTTGCACTAAATTGAAAATATCTTTTTCTGCACTTTGATATATTGTGTTATCTTGATCTCGTAAATCAGGTTTGACCCAGTTGTAAGCTATCAATGGACAACCTGCGGTATCTTCAACAGTATTGCCACCATGAATACGAATCCCAGTGAAATTTGGAACATCATTTATAGTCAACATTTTACGTTTGAATTTTGGAGAATCTTCTAATGTAACTTTATAAAGTCCTGCGGGAATTGCTGTCTTTTCTGTTATTTTAAGACCTACCAATCTAACCGCATCTTCCAAAGTATAGCAAGTGAATTTTCCATTGATATATAAATAACCGATAGTGCTTTGTGTGAAAAAAACTTGTCGTACTAATGTAATTAAAAACATATCTTTAATTTTCAACATTTAACCTTCCACCTTTACTTCTATATTTTTCAACCATGTCTGTAATTTATAAAACCAGTCATCACCAAAGA